AGCGTTAACAGTCTCTGGAACAACGTCAACGATACGGAAAGGTAAAGTTGTAGTAGAACCAGTAGAGTTATAAACACCTTCTTTAGAATCGCCAGAAGTTGTGCTACCAGCAGTTAAAAAGAAAGCAACGTTTTGACCAACAGCCGCACGAGTTAAGCCGCTAATGGTTGTCGAATTTGACAACACAGCGACCTTAAATAACGCATCAGGGTCATCAACAACAATACCAACAGCATCAGAGGCAACAGTCCCAGCGGGCCAATATTGCGTGAAAATCTTTTGATTTGTTGATGGGTTTGTGTAAGAACAACCCATGAAAACACCGACAGCATCGGTGGCGGAAGTAGTGCCAGTAGCAGCACGGCTCAAAGTACCACCAGTGTTCAGACGTACCACATCACCTGCAAAGATTGATGTGCCAGAACCTGAAGCAATAGGGATATTTCGAGTCGAACCAGCGTAGACCTGACCACCAATCAAATTGATTGGTTGAAACCCGTAAGGGCCTGCAACGGTAGGATATGCCATTTAAGACTCCATTAAAAAAAGTTATGAACCTTTGCCAAAACTAGTCGTAGATTTCCTCTCTCGGAAGAGTGGCATCCTTGGGTCGCTTTGACTCATTAAATTATTGTCTACAGCCTCTGTCTGAGCGGCAGTTTGATTGGCGTAATATGCATTACGTTGCTCAACCATCTCAGTAGGAGTTTTGCAAAGCAATAACCCACCGACCTCAATATTGTCCTTAAAACGACTATTAGGGTCGATTAGCAGTTGAAACTGCGGTTGTTCCTCAACTTTAACTGGCTCCCAACCTTCTCTCAGTTTTCCTGAAAGGTTGCGTGGGTCAGCCACATTCAAGTTTGAAACACGAATCCATCTGTATGAATAACCTGCTTGCTTGTCTGGTTCAGGAAGCAATTCTGGCGGAGACCACTGCTTTGGGCGCTCTGTCATTACACGGTTTTCAATTTCACGAGGTTTTCTGTTGGTTGTCATTTTAAGACTCCATTTTTAATACTGCTTGAGCATATTGCTCTGGGGTTAGTCCAAGTTTCTTAGAAATACTCAATTGCGACTGAGTAAGCCGTATTTTCTTGGAGGATGTGCTACGGGTAGCAGGAGCCACAACCGTGCTTGGTCTTGTAGAGCGTTCGCTCTTTTCTTCTGTGTCGGTCTCAAATTTCTCTGGGAACCGTTTACGCATTGTTTCATCAATACGTCTGTAATACTCTTGTGATGAAAGTGGGACACCTTCATCTTTTAGTTGCTCGTGTACAGCCAAAGCCATACCCGTCATTACTTTGTCTTCACCAAACCAACTATTACGCTGTTGCCATTGTAAGGCTGATTGGTCAGGACGAGGTGTTGCCACCTTTTGTTGCATTTGTACATCAACTTCATCGACTTGTAAAGGGGTGTGTTTGAAATTCTTTACTTTGTCGTTTTTTAATGAAACTTCAGTCAATGTCTGCTGGGCTTCCATCATCCTATCGGTGTCGCCAGACTCATATGCTTCTTTATAAGCACGTTTAGCCTGTTCCATTTCTAGGGAAACTGCCTTAGTAATAGAGGCAAGAACGCTTTTTTCGCTTTCGTTGATACCCGCTTTGAGGCGTTTATTCTCTTCTACTAGGCGCTGGGCAAGGGCAATAGCCTCTTGCTGCTCACGGAAAGCCTGTTCTTTCTCACGTCTTTCGTCATGAGCCAACTTCTTCATCTGCAACAGTTTGTTCTTAACTTTTGCAGAATAGTCAGTCAACTCATCTTCATAGAGTTCGTCCTTTACTTCTTGAGGAAGGGGGTTTACACCCCTGTCTTTCTCAGGAGTATCGTCTTCAATCTCAATCTCTACGTTGGAATCCTCGGTAGTTACTTCAACTTTGGTCTCATTTTCCAGTTCGTCTGGAAATTGAAACTCTTTCTTTTCAAATTCAGCCATGTTTAAACTCCTTATTTGCGTTTAATTCCTCGTGGGTCGTCTACTGTGCCTTCAACCGAGTCGTCATTAATCATGCGGAAGTCCTTGCCATGAATGACAAGACGTGAGCCTGAGTTGGGACGGACTAGGATAAAGTCGCCTTCTTTACACCACGCTCCAGAGGGAAAGCGTGTTGGGTCTTTGTAGCAATCTGGACCGAGAGCCACAACAAAAAGGACGGTAGTGAGCATTTCTTCATACTGAAGAGTGGCATCTGCTTTAAGAATGCCGCTTTCGTACTCCGCCTCGATGTCTGGGATAGCACAAAGAATGTGATAACCAGAAGGCTTGGGGAGTTGTTTTGCCTTTTCTTCGGCAGGTTTACTGATTGAACCAATAATTATGGGGTTGTCTGGATTGGTCGCCAGTAAAATTTCACTCGTCATCAGATTCCTCTAAATGTTTTTGTAGGTCTAGGATGTTTAAACGGGCAGTAAGAAGACCTTTTATCTCACCGACCATTGCTTTGTATTCAGAGTAGTCTTTGGCAGAACCTGTGCCTAATGCTTCCTGAATTTGTGCCACTTTGTCATCTAGCCTTTCGACTAGAAGTTTCATTACTTTGTTATCAATCATTTATTCCCTTTATTGAGTTGGGCATTTTTGACTGCTACGTCTACGCCAAGGCGCAGTTTTTCCATTGTTAAGTCCTCTTGGGACTTGATGGCATGCTTCTCAGCCTCTGCCTGTATCCGCATTGCATCGGTCTGGGCTTGAGTCTGAATTCGCTGGCGCTCTGTCTCAATCTGAGCAATCTTCGCCTGTGAATCTGCTGCGTCCTTCTGTTGCTTACGCTGCAAGTCTGCTTGCTTGATTTGCAATTCTTGCTGTTGTATTTGTACCAATGGGTCTTGAGCCTGTTCGGTAGCCTTCTGCTGCGCTGCATCACCTTTGTGGATTGCCAACAATTGCTGGCTGGCTTGGGCGACAAGACGTGACAACTGGACTTCGATAGCGGCTGGGAGTTCTTTGTCTGGCTCTGGTAGAGCAACGCCCATTTGTTTCTCGATTTGCGAACGGTACTGGAATCCCAAGTGTTCTGCCATGTGCGCTTGAAGAGCCGCCATGATTTGATTGGCTTGAGGATTTTGACCAATAGTTTTTGTGACTACTGGGTCGGTCATAAATGCTTGGTGCGCTGCAATATGAGCATCGTGGTCTTGGTAGATGAAAGCCTTCATCGGTTTACCGTTGACTGCGTTCATGTTCTCAGAGATTGGGTCACGTGGTGTCTGGTCGTCTTCCAGTTTGACCAGTTTGGACGCATTCTTAATACCCAATACTTCAAGCATCTGACGATGCAAGTACGCTAGGTCATAGAGTTGGGGGGCAGTTTGAGCAAGTTGGATAACCGCTTGGTACTGAACCACCTTTTGCGATAACGTAGCAGCGTTCGGGTCTGACACGGGAATAACATCCACCATGTCGTAATCGGACTTCTTAGCCTGTCTATCACCTTCTTCGGGGTCATAACTGTAATCCTCTGGTGTGTAATCAGCAATGATGCGCTTGAGTAAACGCAACTCTTGTTTCATCGAATAATGGATACGGGCTTGTACCGCAGACATTACTTTCAGAGTTCTTTCCAAGATAGCGAGTGTCGTGCCTACTGGAGAGTTGGCAGACATATCTGCAATCTGCATGTCGGCTGCACCCGCAAATCTGCGACCTTCGTCCACGATTTGGTTCAACAAAGACATCAATACCTGACTTGGCTCCTTGTACGGGAGGGTCATGATGTTGTCTTTAATTGTTCCAGACGGTACGTCAACGTCACGGAACTCGGCTGGCGCTATCGGTGTATCGTCACCTTTGACTCGCAGACCCCTAGTTTTGAAACCACCGGGTAGGTTTGACAAAGTTCCCGCATCCACCAGTTGCCTGATAAGAGAAGTGCCAGACTTAGCAAAAGCACCGACAAGGTGAATAAGCCCGAAACAATAAAAGCCAAAGCCCGGCACATATCCATAATGGACAAAGTGCTGCCGTTTTTGGTACGTATTGTCGTCAGGGTTCCAGTTCCTACGGATTGCCAGAATCTGGTTGCTACCTTTTTCAATCGTGACAACATACGGTAAAGCGATTCCTGTAGGGTTTCCATCTTTATCCTTATGCTCGTAGCCTTCCAAGTCAAGGTTTACGTGCATCTCCAACAACTTGTAACGGTCATCGGACGTGGCACGGAAGCCCATCTTCTCGGCAATCTTCTTTTCTACTTCGTCTAGGGTGTTGTTAGGCTCACCCAATTCAACGTCCATGTAGAAACCAGCCACTTGAAGTTTGCGAACTTCGTTTTCAGTCTTACGCATTACGTGAGTAATACGCTCTGACGTTTCAATGTTGGATGCTCCGTAAGGAACAACAACGTCTTCGGCTGGGATGAAGAGAGAGACTTGGCGCTCTAGGTTGGGGTCGTAATAGACTTTCTTGAAAGCATTTCCTGACAAGCCCAATCCCCAAAGCATACGCTCGGTCTCAGGACGGAACTCAGTCATTACGTCTGTAATTTGGTAGTTCATGTCCGCTTGAACACGGACTGCTGCATCTTTCTTTTCTGCTGTTTCTTTGCCGATAATCTCGGTCTTTACTGGACCTGCCGCTGGCAGGATTTCCATAATAGTTTCTGCTTGGAACTTAACAAGCGCTTCAGATAGAAGGGGATGGTAAACACCACAGGCTCCGGGCCAAGGGTCGGTTCTATCTTCAATCTTCATGCCGAGTAGTTCTAGACCATCGACATAGGTTTGCATCCAATCCTTACGTGAAGACACGTCATCATCGTAGTCGGCAAGCAAGTCGCCAATAATTTCTTGAAGAGTGCCTTCATCAATAAATTCCGCTAGGTTGGCATCAAAGTCTTCCGCTGATTCTTTGTCTGGGACGATTTCAATCTCCATCCCGTCAATACCAATCACAACCGATTCGGGGTTTTCAATTTCTATTTCAATGTCAGATGGTTCATCAGACAAGGCATCCAATCCTTGTGGCGCTTGATATAGACTTTTCTCAATCATGGCTATCCTTAATAATACTCAACCCTGCGTTTAAACGTAGGAATTTCATCTGGTTCATCGGTTTGCAACTTAATAAATCCGCCTTTACGAAATCTCAGTAAAGCCTGACTCGTTGAATCGACTAAGTCATCGTGGTCTCCATTCGGGAAGGACGCACATTCTTCCATGACTTCTTCAGCCCATCGAGTATTCGGACACCATACCAAACCAGATGCGAATAGGTCTGATATTGCGTTTACACGGGCTATCTTATCACTTCCTTTGCTCGGTGTATATTC